AGCAGTTGTTGTTGAAGATGCTGATACCAACCAAAAGGTATATAGTAAAATTGAGTTAGATACAGCACAACTTGATTACAGAGAAATAAACTTACCACCTGGTAGTGATAAAGTTTATAGAATATATAACCAATTATTTCCTTTAAATGTATTTGGACAAGATTCTATAGTAAGAGATATCAATTATAGTATGGATTTAGACCAATCCATAGCAGGACATTTTTTCTTTGAAAATGCAAATATGAATATTACGACTGGGGCAGATATACTACAAAAACTAAAAAGTTTGAAAGATGAAAAAAGTACATTAATGGCGACTAATAAAGACACAACTACGGTAGATGCTATGATAGAGTCATTTAAAAAGGCATTACAAGAACAACAATCAAGAGCGAAACCATATTTAGAACAATATCTTGACAGAGCAAATAGAGTGTATGGAAAATTGATACCAAAATCAAATAGTTCCGTTGATTTGAATAGTCAAACAAATATATTAGAAACTATAATGACAAAAATAATAACATCATCAGATGTAGTTAATGTCAAAAAAGAATTACCAGAACCCACTAATACACCAAGATTACCATTTAAAGTTGAGGTAACACTTGATGGTATTAGTGGAATAAAGTTTTATGATGCTTTTCGTTTAACATATGTACCAGCATTATATAGAATAGGACATTTCAAAGTGGATGGAATAACACATTCTTTAGAAGGAACTGATTGGTCTACAAAACTTAGTATGATATATGTTCCAGCAGCAGAAGTTATGGAAGAATTTGAATTAGGAGATGGTGAGAATGGAACCTAAAAATCTTATATCAGAAAATTTGTTTTCAAAGGGAGAATTGTTCTTAGACAATAAAGCATATACTGGTCCTTACAATATAAAAGCAGATGGAAGTTACCATACCTTATCAAAGTTCGTAGAAAATAAATCAAAAAAATTAACGACTAAACAAGAAAGTAGGTATCAAAAATTACTTAAAATAACTGGTGGTACTGATGTTTCTTTAAAAAACAAACAAGTTGTAGGTAGTGTAACTCTTCCAAAACCAGATGATTATGAGAAAGGATTTTACACAAGATATTTTATTTTCAGAAAAGGAACAAAAATTATTATTGAAGTTGATGACATAGAAATTAACAATGTTGGAGCAACAATAAGTGAGGTGTTGTACGAAGGATTTCAACTTGATTGGAAAATATCTGGTCCACTAAATGACAAATTTGATGATAAAGGTGTCAGACAAGAGTCTGGAGTCAGAGACACCAACAGAAGAACATTACAAAGAATAGAGAAAGATTATCCTGGTATATCAGAAAGATTACAAAATCTTACCCAATTTTACAGAAATTTTTAGTTCTACAGATTTTAGACACTAATTATATATAATGGTTATAGTAGATTCTAAACACAAATTAGAACAACTAAATAAATTAATTGATGAACACGATTGTTTGGTAGAAGTTATACCGAGTGATTATTTTAATCACCCGTGTGCTAACTCTATATCATTAATCATGATTCAAGTCAAAGAAGAGATTTGGGTTGTTTCTTACAATCATCCCGATTTAGAGTTTTTCGGAGAGGTAGAGTTTCATTTTCTAAACAAAAAGTATGTTGTAGATTCAAAAAACTTCTATCATTACTTTGATGAACCTAATGTTATGGATGTTAATCTTATAGCATATCTTAGTGGTCTTTCTCTAATAGAATGGAGAAACCATGTGACCAATACCCACGAACAGATGTACAGACAATATCGTGATGTTAAAAATTGTAACCATTTGATTCCTTTGAGTAAACATTTAGAAAGGGTTGAGAACCTATTTGAAGATGTCAGTAGAATGTTAGGTCAAGCAAACTTTAACAAAGAATGTTACGAATGGTATAATCTAAAAGCAATAAAAACATATTCAGACCTTGAGAAATCTGGTATAATGACCAATGGTAAGTATTTAGAACACTTTCCAGATACAACAAACAGACCTACAAAGGGATTGGTATATTCTGAATATAATTTGTACACAAGTACTGGACGACCATCTAATAGATATGGTGGTGTTAACTTTGCAGCACTGAAAAAGGAAGATGGTACGAGAGAGAGTTTTACAAGTAGGTACGAAAAAGGTTCTCTTGTAAGTTATGATTATGATGCATATCACATCAGACTAATAGGAGAACAAGTTGGATATGATTTTAAAAATGGTTCTATTCATGAAGAGTTAGGTAAGTTCTATTTTAATAAAAAGAAACTAACAAAAGAAGAGTACAATGAATCAAAGAAAAAAAGTTTCCAACTATTATATGGTGGTATTGACAAAGAATATCTGGGACATGAATTTTTCAAAAAGGTAGATGGATTTGTAAAGGAGATGTGGAAGGAATATAAAAAGGGTGTGGTAGAACATCCAGTATCACATTTTGAAATAAAGAACTTAGAGAATCCTAATCCACAAAAAGTTTTCAATTATTGGATTCAGCATACAGAAACGACTCGTAATACAGAGGTAATTAGGGGTGTGTTGAATTATTTAGCAAACAAAAAAACCAAACTAATTATGTATACTTATGATAGTTTTCTGTTAGATTTTGACATGAACGAGGGTGTGGAAGTGTTAAAGGGTGTGAGAAAAGTACTGGAACAAGGAAATTATCCAACAAAAATAATGGTCGGAAAAGACTATTCTGAAGAGGTAAACATAACAAATAAGTTGGTAGGTTGATATTTATAGTAGGAGAATAGTATGATTTTAACTGAACAAGTAATAAATGAAGTTTTAGAACGCCTTGACGAGAAAGTTGATACAAAGATTGACTTGACAGACGACAAGCATCTTGCTAAATTAGAGTATATTATGCTCTTTGAAATGAATTTCCCGTTATCGGATACTCATGAGATGTTAAATAGACTTTCAGAAGCCCCCAAACGAAAACCAGGAACTACATGGAGAATGGATGATGGTAGATGGGGAGCAAAAAGTCCAAAGGGTGATATCAACTATTATGATAAAGATGGTAAAGATAATGCAGATGCTTGGGCGGCAGGAGAAGTAACAGAAAAAGACCCTAAAGATTTAAAAAAGAAAACGAAGACAGAAAAACCAAAGAATAAACCAATATCACAAGAAGAAATAAATGATGTAGATGGTACTTCAAAAGAAAGAGTATTGGATGGTAAAGACCAACCACCAGGAACTGAGTCTTCCGCAGTAAATGAGATTGGAACTGGATATGCTATGGCGTGTATGGATGAGTCTCCTAAAGATGTGGATGGATGTTTAGATGAAAAATTAAAAAAGACACGATTGGGAAGAAAATCGGGTAATAATGATGAAGAAAAAAGAGGACATATGATACGAGCAGCTCGTAGAGAGAAACAACGAGTTAACGCCACAATACAAAGAAATGGAATGGATATAGAAAAAACTCGGGTCTCACACATCGGTGGTTCTAAAGGTTCTTTGGATGATGCAGTTAAGAAATTAGATGAATTACAAAAAGCAGGTCTAACTCATGTCAATGGTATTGAGATAGATAAGTATAAAAAGATTATACTCGCAGGTGGTGGTGGAGAAGACCCAACCGATACTTTAGTAGTTATGGTTGAATATGATGAGAATGGTAAACCTGTAAAGGCAGCAATAAACCACACATCAAACAAGATGACTTCCAACGACCAACAATCAAATAGTGGACCTGTTAAAACAGCAAGTAATAATAATGAAAGAGCAAAAAAGAGTCTACCGAAAGAAGCACATAAAGAAGCAGACAAGATTGAAGAAGATACACAAAAAGAAATAAGGAGACAAAGAAAACTTCAAGCAGAATATGTTAGTAGATATGCAAAAAGACTTGACAAATTTGCTGATGACCCAGATGTCCTTGACATGATATACAAAAGACTTATGAATGGTAAGGATGGTGACCCACCTGGTATAAGTTCGGCAGCAGAAAAGTATATGAAAGTAGCTCTTACAAGAATTGGTCTGAGTAAAAGTGAAAGAGCAGAGTTAATGGGGCCTCCACCAAACGAAGCAGAATTAAAGAAACACCTAAAGACATATTTAAAAAGTTTAAAAGACAAAGAAGCAGGTGGGGAAGAAAGAAAAACTGCATTAGGTAATGATGACATTGGAATCATGACAAGATTACTAACTAATGAAAAAATGATAACTGGAGAAGCACCAATTGACCCACCAATGCTTGATTCGGATTTGAAGAGTTATTATGAAAAACAAACCGATGCTTTGAACTCTCAAAGAGAAAGACTAAATAAACTTGGAGCAAAAAATGGTCAAGAAAATTTAGGAGATAGGACTTTTATCAGAGATTTAATTAAGAGAATGCATTTAGATATTTCAGAAGGAGCTAACCCAGGTGGAATACCAAATGAGAACTTTGAATTAATACATGGTACTATTGCATATAAGAATGAAATACGACAAGATGCAGATGGTAATATCTATGAAAAGGGAAAAGGTGGTTTCTACAAATTAGATAAAGATGGTAAACCTACTGGTGACCCAGTAAAAAGAAATGAATTAGACGATTTTGATTGCCCCGTAGTTGGAAACGCAGATACACACAGACATTGTCTTGGTCTAAAAGAAGGACAGAAAGTGGAAGAGGGGTTTGATGTGAGATATGAAGAGTATAAAATGGAAGATGGTTCAACGAGTATAAAGGCGTTGATATATGATAGAAATAATAAACCTATAGCAGTACAAACTTGTAGACCAAAGTCTGGTCCAGGTGGTATGATACAAGATAGTATGCAGTGGAGTAAAGACTATCAACTCTGTTTAGCAAAACAAACTAAACTCCAGGGATATTGTGGATAATGAATACTCAACTACTATGCTCGTTCTCCACAAGGAGAGACTATAAAAGTATCATTGATATCGTCAAGGAAAGTTACGATGTCGTATTTAAGAAAATTTATTTACTGGAAAACCTTGACAATAATAGACAAATGATGTTAACTTATAATGTTGTTAAGGGGAGTAGTATACACTTACCTCAAACAATTTCTTTACATAGAAAGAAACAAACAAATACATTGTATACCATCAACGCAATAAACGAGATAGTTATATTGTTAAACGATGGTAACATGGATAAAGGATTTCCTATACCTTGGAATAACTATAGTAACTCTATGTTACTTACTGGGGATGAGGGATTAAAAGTTATTAAAACAAAACTCTTTAAAATAATTGATGTTTAATAAAAAAAACACTTGACTTGTATAGTAAAAGTGTTGTATATTTAGGTATGGAAAATGGGGATAGTACAACCATTTTTAAAACAAAATAGTAAAGGTTATAAATGAAAGTAATAGAAAAAAATTCTCGTGAAGTTATAGTAGTCCAGGAATCAGAATATAAAGATAACACATTCGTTGATATCAGAGTTCATGGTAAAAATGATAACGATGATTTAATACCAACCAAAAAAGGTGTAGCATTAAATCCAAAGTTTGTCCCACAATTGATTGAGGCACTATTAGAACTTGCAGAAGAAAAGAACTGGGAAAATTTCAAAACTAATTAAAAATAAATTGATGTTTTCACTTTTAGTTAGATACTTATTTTTGGTTACAGAAGTAACTAAACAATGAATAATAACAAAATAACAAATACACTTAAGGAGAAAAAACATGGCTCTTAATTTAGACCAAATCCGAAATCGTCTTAATTCACTTCAGACAACAACCTCAAGAACTAATAATATGTACAAACCACAACCTGGTAAACAAGTTGTTCGTATATTACCTTATAAGTTCGCTAATGACGCAACTGTAGCAGGTGCTTTTATTGAGCAGTACTTTCACTATGATATCAATAAAAGAACTTATCTTTCACCGATTACTCATGGTAATCCAGACCCTATCCAAGAGTTTGCAGAAAGACTAAAATCTACTGGTAGTCGTGAGGATTGGAATCTGTCTAAGAAACTCACTCCGAAACTTCGTACATTTGCACCTGTAGTTGTTCGTGGAGAAGAGGGAGAAGGTGTTCGTTTCTGGGGATTTGGAAAGATGGTATATGAAGAATTACTATCTATCTTAGCAGACCCAGATTACGGAGACATTACAGACCCAGTAAGTGGAAGAGATGTTCAAGTTGAAGTCAAAATGCCAGAAGAAACTGGTAAGTCATATCCAACAACAACGATTAGGGTAAAACCAAATCAAACTCCAGTATCATCCGATGAAACTCAAATGAAAAATTGGGTTGAGAATCAAACTGATATGAAGGAAATTTTCAAAGAGAACACTTATGATGAACTCAAGGAAATACTTCAGAATTGGTTGAATCCAAGTGATGATGAGCAAGAGGAAAGTGTTGGTATTGAAGAGGATACAACTGAGACAACTCCAGAAGAGAAGTCTTCTACCACTAAAGTCACGAATGTAAGTGACGCATTTGACGAATTGTTTAATTCTTAAAATACAATACAATATAGAGTGGGCAGTGTTTACTGCGATAAACCAAGAGTACGAGATACTAACTGCCCACTTCTTTAAAACAGAGGAAAATTTATGAAAATAAAAGAGACTGTAAGGGATGAACTTGCTAATGTTCTTGCCGATAAGTTAAATAAGCAGTTTAAAGACGGAAAAGTCGCATACTTTCTTGATGGGGCTACTGAATCACCATCTTCAATTAAAGACTGGGTTTCTACTGGGTCATCAATGTTAGATTTAGTAATATCTAACCGACCAAATGGTGGATTACCCGTTGGAAGAATAACAGAGGTTACAGGTCTTGAAGCATCTGGAAAATCATTGTTAGCAGCACATACTCTTGCAAACACCCAAAAACGAGGTGGTGTTGCAGTTTATATAGATACAGAGAGTGCGGTTAGTCATGACTTCTTAGAAGCAATAGGCGTTGATTTAGAAAAAATGTTATATGTTCCACTTGATACAATTGAAGACATATTTTCTGCCATAGAGCATATTATAGATACGATTCGTACTTCAGATAAAGATAGGTTGGTTACAATTGTGGTTGATTCAGTAGCTGCCGCATCAACGAAAGTAGAAATGCAAACAGACTTTGATAAAGATGGATACGCAACAACTAAGGCAATAGTCATCTCAAAGGCAATGAGAAAAATAACTAATCTCATAAGTCGTGAAAACATATGTCTCTTATTCACAAATCAGTTGAGACAGAAGATGGGAGTTATGTTTGGAGACCCTTGGACAACAAGTGGTGGTAAAGCATTAGCATTCCATTCTTCTGTTAGATTGAGATTGAAAAACCTTGGTCAGATAAAACAGAAAGTTTCTGGACAAGACCAAACCATCGGTATAAAAACCAAATGTCAAGTAGTTAAGAATAGGATGGGGCCTCCAATGAGACACGCAGACTTTGATATCTACTTTGACTCTGGTATTGATGATGTTGGTAGTATATTAAAGGTTCTTAAGAACTACAAACTTGTTAAGTCTGGTGGAGCGTGGTATACATTAAAGATTGATGGTGAAGAAGATATTAAGTTTCAAGCAAAAGACTTTGAAGAAGTTTTGAATAGAGATGGTATGAAAGAATATTTGTATGATTTGATATGTGAAAAACTTATCATGAAGTATAAAGAGAAACCAGATTATACCATTGGAGAGAATGTAGAATATGATAATGAAGTAGAGGGATAGAATATGCCAAAGAACTATTTGGAAATGTTCAATGACCTTGTAGATGAAAAAGAACATCAATCAAAGTTTTCAGATAAGAACGATAGAATACTTTTAATAGATGGACTTAATACTTTTATCAGAAACTTCTCTGTTAATCCAACTACAAATGACGATGGTACTCATGTTGGTGGTTTAGCAGGTTCTCTCAAATCAATCGCATTAGCAATCAGAACAACGACACCAACTGCTTGTGTCGTTGTTTTTGATGGTAAAGGTGGTTCTACTAAAAGAAGAAAGTTATTTCCTACTTATAAAGCAAATAGAAAAGTACATCGTAGATTAAATAGAACTGATTTTCATGATGGTATTGATGAAGGGGAAGCAATGAAAAGACAAATTGTTAGACTCTTTGAATACTTAGAAGCACTTCCTATTAAAACTATGATGTTTGATGGTATGGAAGCAGATGATGTGATAGGTTATGTATGTTCTAATTTATATCCAGATTCTGAAAAGGTAATATACTCAAGTGATAGAGATTTCATCCAACTAATTGATGATAAAATTACAATATGGAATCCTATTAAAAAGATGACACAAGATGAGAAATGGGTTGAACATGAATTTGGTATGTCTCCAAAAAACTATTTGATTTACAGAACAATGGATGGAGATAAATCTGATGACATAGATGGAGTAAAGGGATGTGGATTTAAAACTCTTCAAAAAAAACTACCTCTTTTGTTTGAAGAAGAGATAGTTAATATAGAAGATGTTCTTAAATATTCAGATGAACATAAATCAGAAGCAAAGGTTTTAGAAAACATATCTAATGAAAGTGATAAACTACACAGAAATTATGAACTTATGCAATTATTAGATGTTGATATTCCAACAAGTGCAAAATCTAAGATTAGAAGTATAATGGACTCCAATGATGCTGGACTTCGTAGAGGAACTATCAATCAAATGCTATTAGAAGATAAGATGTTTGGAGCGTTTAAGAACCTTGATTATTGGATTCGTTCATCATTCACAACATTACAAGCATTTTTGAGTTCTAAATGAGTCAAGTAGAAACTTTTACTAATTACGGAAAAGCATTTCAATCAAAAACAATTGTCTGTTTAATCAAAGACAAATTATTTATCCAACAGATTATGGATATTTTAGAAACAAAATATTTTGAGTCTGATTCGGATAGATGGATTGTTGATATGATAAAATCATACTTTACGAAATACAAGAAAGTTCCAACTATGGATGCAATAAAAGTAGCGTTATCTGAGATTGATAATGATATTTTAAAGGTAGGTGTAGTTGAAAATTTGAAGAAAGCAACTCAGTATGTTAGTGCAGATGATTTAGAATTTGTGAAAGAGAAATGTATTGACTTTTGTAGAAATCAAAATCTAAAGAATGCAATATTACAATCTGTTGATTTACTTGGTAATGGTAACTATGATGGTATCAAGAAATTGGTTGATGACGCAATGAAAGCAGGTACTGAAAGAGATATAGGTCATGATTATAAAGTTGATATTGATTTAAGATTTGAAGAGTCAGCAAGAAAATGTGTTCCAACTGGTTGGGATAGTGTTAACGAGTTGATGGCAGGTGGATTAGCAGCAGGTGAACTTGGAGTGGTAGTAGCACCTGCCGGTATTGGTAAGTCATGGGGACTTGTCGTATTAGGTGCTGCAGCAGTCAAGAAGAAACTGAATGTTATTCATTACTCTTTAGAGTTAAATGAATCTTATGTTGGTCTGAGATATGACGCATCTTTTACTGAGATAGCAATGCAAAACTTGAAATGGGAAAAAGAAAAGATAGAAAAACAAGTTAAAAAATTACCAGGTAATTTAGTATTGAAGTACTTTCCAACAAGAACGGCAACTGTAAATTCTCTATCAGCACATATTGAGAAAACAATATTAGCAGGATATCAACCAGATATGATTATCGTTGACTATGCAGATTTACTTAGAGACATATCTTCTTCTAAAGAACATAGACACGCACTTGGTAACATCTATGAAGATTTGAGAGGTTTAGCAGGAACATATGAAATACCAGTATGGACTGCTTCACAAGCAAATCGTTCATCATTAGAGGAAGATGTTATTGATGCTTCTAAAGTAGCAGAGGCATATAGTAAAGTGATGACGGCAGACTTTGTAATGAGTTTGAGTCGTAAAGTAAATGATAAGATTTCTGGAACTGGTAGATGGCACATAATCAAAAATCGTTTTGGACCAGATGGCATGACTCTACCTTGTAAGATGGATACTTCTAATGGTCAGATATTCATCTATGAAGAGAGTTCACAAGGTGGACAAGAACAACAAGGTAAGATGAATCAAGGTTCAGAATTTGTCAGAAAAGAATTAGCGAAAAAATTCAGTTCAATGGGGTAAATAGTTTACCAAAATATATGAATATAAGACTAATTAAAGTAGGAAACAATAATATTTTAAAAAAATTTTACGGAGAAATTTGAAGATGGAGAAGTTTACATTATCAGAAAACTTTATAGATAAGTATAAAAGAAAAAAACCCCCATTTGGTTTTAATGGTTTAGGCGAATTAGTTTACATGAGAACCTATTCAAGAATTAAGGAAGATGGAAAAAATGAAAAATGGTGGGAAACCATTAGACGAGTCGTAGAGGGAACTTACTCCATGCAAAAAGAATGGATTGACTCACATCAATTAGGGTGGAATCCTTGGCAGGCACAAAAATCGGCACAAGAAATGTATGACCGAATTTTTCACATGAAGTTTTTGCCACCAGGTAGAGGTCTGTGGGCTATGGGAACACCCATCACAGAAGAAAAAGGTTTATATGCCGCCCTAAATAATTGTGCATTTGTATCAACCGAAACACTAAAAGATGATTACTCTAAACCTTTTACATTCTTAATGGATGCAAGTATGTTGGGTGTTGGTGTTGGTTTTGACACCAAAGGTGCTGGACAGATAGTGGTAAAAGGTATAAACAAAAAGAAAGACGAAGAAGAGTTTGAAATACCAGATACTCGTGAAGGTTGGGTAGAATCTTTAAAACTATTATTAGAAAGTTACTTTCAAGGTACTGCTTCAATGAAGTTTGACTACTCAAAGATAAGAGCAGCAGGAGAACCAATAAGTGGATTCGGTGGTGTAGCAAGTGGGTACGAACCATTAGAAGAAGTACATGAAGCAATTAGAAAAGTTCTTGATAAGAATAGTGGTAAACCAATTACAATAACTACAATCGTAGACATAATGAATCTTATTGGTAAGTGTGTTGTAGCAGGTAATGTAAGAAGAACTGCTGAGATTGTATTCGGAGACCCACATTCAGATGAATATTTAGATTTAAAAAACTATAAAGTAAATCCTCATCGTGACCAATATGGTTGGACATCTAACAATAGTATATTTGCAGAATTAGGTATGGATTATACAGATGTAGCAAAAAGAATTGTTGATAATGGAGAACCAGGTTTGGCATGGTTAGAGAATATGAAGAAATATTCTCGTATGAAAAATGGTGGAGATTGGAAAGACCACAGAGTAGCAGGTGGTAATCCTTGTTTGGAACAATCTCTGGAATCATATGAGTTATGTTGTCTCGTAGAAACATTTCCTGCTAATCATGATTCATTAGAGGACTATAAAAAGACATTGAAATATGCTTATCTCTACGCAAAAACGGTAACACTTGGAAAGACTCATTGGTCAGATACAAATCGTGTGATGTTAAGAAACAGAAGAATTGGATGTTCTGTTAGTGGTGTCGCACAATTTATCACTAAGAATGGAATGGAAGAACTAAGAAGTTGGTTAGAAGATGGTTACACTACAATCCAAGAATGGGATAAGATTTATTCTGATTGGTTAGCAGTTCCAAAGTCGGTAAAGACAACCTCTGTGAAACCAAGTGGCACAGTTTCACTATTAGCAGGAGCGACTCCAGGATTACATTACCCTGAGAGTCGTTTTTACATTAGGAGAATAAGGTTATCAAAACATTCAGAGTTATTAGAACCATTGAAAAAATACAATTACAAAGTAGAACCAGCATTTGGTTCAGAAGATACAACTATGGTGGTTGAGGTACCAGTAGATGTTGGAGAGGGAATACGCACTGTGGGTGAATTATCCATTTGGGAACAATTCTCTTTAGCAGCATTTATGCAGAGGCATTGGGCAGACAACCAAGTTAGTTGTACCGTGACCTTTGACCCTGAAAGTGAGGGTGGTCAGATACCACAAGTATTGAATTATTTTCAATATCATCTGAAAGGTATTAGTTTATTACCAAGACACGATTGGGGAGCATATCCACAAATGCCATATGAAGCAATTGATGAAGAAACATATGATAAAGAAGTTTCTAAACTTGGAAAACTAACCTTTGGTTCAATTAAACACGAAGAAGCAGAGATAGATAAGTTCTGTAATAATGATTCTTGTGAGATTGTTCCTATGACTGGTGATAATGACGACCAAGATTATGCAAATTAAACTTACTAAAAGCGGACAGGCAGACGACGCACCTGTAGAAAAATGCGTCATTTCATAACAACAATGATAGGAGAACGATTATGAACATTCGTAATCTAATCACATCAATTATAATGACAACTGGTTTGTTTGCGCAAGCAGTAGTTGGAGTTGTAACAGATGTGAACTCAGAACCACTTGTTGGAGCAAATGTAATCGTTGAAGGTACTGAACTCGGTGGAGTTACTGATGGTGAAGGAAAATTCACCATTGAAACTGGTGCAGGTACTTACGACATTACTGCTTCATTCATTGGTTATGTCTCTCATACTAAGACAATTAGTGTAGGGGACATAGTGTCATCACTTAGTTTTGCATTAGCAACTGATGTAGTGGCACTATCGGCACTTGAGGTTTTGGCTTCAAGAGCAGATG